GAGTAATTAACCGGTGTGTTAGTGTAAATAATCTCTGTTCTCTCTCCGAAACGGCTAGAGTTCCCTGTTCCCGTTCCAAAAGCTTTCGTTTTCGTTTTATCATATCCGGTTCCAACCACAACCGGAATGTCTGATGTTTTTACATAAAAGGCTGTTTCATTTTCTCTGACTCCATCCAGTGCCTCAAGTTCGCCGCCGAAAAAATCCGCGAAATAAGACATCTTTTTAAATACTGCCTGCAAAAGACTTTTAAACTCAAGCTGGTAGCTTCTTACCGGCATATCATTGTTGTCTCCTGCCGCAAATAACTGTAACATCATAAATTCTTTATTCTTCATCTTCACATTCTCCTTTATTTATACTTTGCAAGTCTCTTTTCGAATTCAGACATTGGACTTCCTGAGTTCGTCATGGTTTTTGGTGTAGTTCCGGTTGCTCTGGCGATCTCGGCTTTCTTAAGCTGGGATTCCACGATTTTTACAAGCTTATCAATTTTTGCATTCGTATCATCAGCGTCATTCCCTACAACAAAATCAAGAACATCCTGCGTTGCTTCAATTCCTTTGTCTGCAAGAATGCCTGTGGCGCTTCTGCTAAGCTCAACCTTTGCAGCCTCCTGCTTCAGTTTTTCATTCTCTTTTTGCAACTTCTCGATCTCGTAATTCTGTTTCTGCTCAGCATTCATTTTTGCAAGCTTTTCTGCCTCTTCCTTAGCACTCTTTACCGCCTGTTCCTGCTCAGTTTTCCATTTTGCGAATCTTTTGTTTACAATCGCATCCACATCCTTGTCTGTGTACTTTTTTTCTTCTCCGCTATCATCAGATGTGTTTTCCGGATTAACACTATCTTTCACCGCATCAGGTTCTGCTGTATGATCTACGGTTTCTTCTGCAAATAACTGCAGCATTCTAAACATCCTGCTCTTCATTTTCTTTACCTCCTAAAAGTTTAATGACATTCTTCATGGTCCTTTCCCCTAGCTTTTTACGCCTTCAAGACTTGGGCGTGAATTACATAATTGCTACATAATTCGGAAACTCATCGGCAATCAAGCGAATGCCAACAAAAAAGGAATCCACCAGAGTTTTTGATTTCTCTGACAGATTCCTGTATTCTATCTCAGCCTTTCCGGGAGATATTCTGTATTCTATTTCATCATCTGTTAAATTTTCAATTGACTGGATCAGCGTCTGTGTAAGCGCCGTGACACCAGCACAAACAATGTCTTTTCCGGGTTCTGCATACCCTGCGTGTCCAAAGATTTCAATTCGCTCTGGTCGAATTCTCACCTCAATCAAATTACATCACCTCCAAAATGTGCATAAAAATACCATCAGCCCGCTCGACCGATGGTATTACATTGCTTCAATTTCTACTTCTTTGACTAGATCATTTAATGATTTTCCACTATAAAATTTATCATTTATAACATCATCTACATTATCATATTCTTTCGTTTCATCACCGTGCCACGCCTGATACATTGGGATGTAATCTCTGACTTCAACCGTCACTCCCGATGCCAGTCCTCGGTAAGAAAAAGAGATGTCATTACAACACTCAGATAAAATTTGTCTTAATTCATCTTTATTCATAATATATCGCCATTCTCCTTTCTTTCCTCTTTGCTTAATTCGCGAGTTGTCTTATTCTTCAGTCTACCATCATCTCCCCATGTATAATCATGTACGTGTTCCCCATGTTCTCCATAAGGGTGCTGCTTTGGATTCCCATGATCGGTTGTGTGGATATCTTTAGATTTTAATTTCGACTCTCCATAAAAAGCTCTTACATCTACTTTCCCGTCTTTTCCGATATGGTCTATTACCGCTCCTGCCTCTGCCATTTTAGGCGTTCCAGAATGTCCGCTGACTGTTTTATCTGCTTTTATTATATCAAACACAGATTTCTTTTCAACCCTGTTCTTCCAAGTTTCAAAATCCATCCCGTGCTCAGAATACCCGTCCAGCCATTCATCATATTCTTTATCATCCATATATGCTGCTGTACTGCACCGGCAACGTGGATGCATTGGATGCGCATTTTCTCCTGGCATCATTTTTGATACCTTAAAATGCTTTCCATCTAAAGCCCGGCAGATCGGGCAGGCTGTCGGCTCCGCGATAAACTCATACTCATCAAATCCGTTGCGGATATAGGACTGCTTCTGCGCTTCTGCTTGCACCCTAGACAATTCTGTTGCCATCAGTCGCTCTGCATTTTCCCGGCTTACTCCAAACAGTTTGGTAAGGTGTCTTGCCAGTGTTCTCGGATTCTTACCCTGTATCAAACCAGTCTGTAATAGCTTCGACAATTCAGTTTTCAGCATATCCTGGTACATCCAAATACGATCCGAATATTTTGCATTATGGAATGAAGCATTTACGATCGAATGTGCCATCTTCGCATTGTTCTGGATGGATTTTCCAAGGATTCCCGCCTGCCGTTCAAATTCTTCCAGCGTTTTCTCCGTCAGGATCTGGTCAAAATACTTCTGAAGCTCATCAAATCCACCGACAAGATGCATTCCGATATTAGCTTTCAGCATTTCAAGCCTGTTGATCTTCATAGCTGCATTGTATAGCCGCATCTCTTCGTTGGCTTCTTTCGAAAAATTCTTATCCTTTACATACCGTTTCGCCTTCCGGCTGTATGCATTAATATCCATTTTAGATACCCGCTTTTTTGCCTCTGCGATTGTGATCCCTTCTGCTTTTGCATAACGTGTGTAAAATCCATGAATCTCTTTCTGGATTTCATCCATCACGTTCGCATAGATCTTCTCGATCTCTTTCGCGTATTCAGCTTCATCCTTGATATTCTTCTTTCGCTGCTCTTCTTCCCTATTCTTCCAATACTCCTGACTGCTCATCTTCCGCGCCTCCGAACATCCGCTTCTCTACGATTGTTTCCTGCTTCTTTTTGTCCTCTTTCTCCATTCGATCAATCTCCTCCGAAACATCCTTGACGATCGAGAGAACCTGCAGCTGTGTTTCCTTGGACACGATGCTCTCAAGTGCTTGTGCTGTCTGCGCTTCCTCCAAGAGATTCTTCGGGATATTTCTGCTCGTCGTAAAATCAATATCTTTCCATGCGTCCCGATCTGACACATTTGTCGCCAAGGAGCAAAACAGCTTATATCGTTTCCTCATGGACTTTTCAACTTTACGGTCAAATGTTAGTGCAAGATTGCTCATGGACTGTAATTTGTATGCGAGAGAAGTTCCGGAAGCATTTCCGAAAGATTCATCTGAGATATTCGCTACCATGCTCGTCTGGTAAATCAAATTTTCCAACCGGTTCAAAAGATTCTCCTGCGTTCCATCTGCTGTAGGCTTGCCGAGAAACTGTACGATAATATCTTTTGCATTATCTGTGCCGTACAAGTTTATAATCCGGTTGTCCCTGATCTTGTAAACACCCTCTTCGTCCAGTTCGGCGCCCAGCACCGCAAGATATGCTTCTGCGAAAGAATCTACATCGTTCGCCTTTTCTCCGATTACTCGATTGTATGTTTCTACCATGCCGGCGACTTCCTCGTACAGACCGATTCTCTCATCGTTTAACAGGTATTCCACGCAATTGATGCGACCATATGGGTTCGGCATTCCCTCCTGCATCTTTTCTCCGTCAAATGGGATAATTTCTGTCCTTGTAAGTATCTCGCCATACCTTGTGACATTATCGTCCTTTTTTCCATATCTCACCGCAAATAATGCGCGGCTCTTTACGGTATCATCGTAGACAACAAACAGTTCTTTCGGATTGCAGACTACTGTCTTCGTCTTCGCTTCTTCGTCTTGGTAAAAATACTCAAATGCATGTCCGTAGATGCAGCATTTCTTCGCCAGCTCATATTCCTGGTCAGAAATATCATTATCCCGGTCAAATTCAAGGATCGCATCTTTTATTTTTTCGTCTGGGTGCGATTTTTTAACCGGAATCCCGTAAGCATATCCCAAAAAGGTCTCTGTGATATACCGTGGGAAATTTACAGCCAGTCGGTTGTCCGGCTTCCATTTTTCCTTTTCCGGTAAGCGGAAGACATCATGGAATCCTTTGTATAGATTCTCAAGGTATCTGTACCTTGGCATTCGTTCTTCATGCTTTCTAATGTATTCGTCTATCAATGTCATATTGATTTCTTTATCAGCGGAACATAAAAGCGGTTCCGGCAATCTGTATGGTCTTTTCCCATTCATTTTATATTCCTCCTCTAAAGGTCTTTAACTTCACTTTACCTTTTCTCTCCTGCTCAATTGAGTACCTTAGCATCGCCATCGCATCATCAAAGAAATTCACCGGCTCGTCTGTAAAAGTGTTCGTCTTCTCATCTTTTCGCCATTTCCATTGCTGAATCTCCTTAGTCGTGTTTACGCAAGACGGATGGATATGTATGGTATGCTGCTTCAAATAATCAATCTGCGCTTTTACACTGTTCGGCTCTTTCTTGACCGGACATGCTCTGTATCCTGCTTTCTGCCACATCTTAATCCTGTCTGGCTCGGCAGAATCGCAATACATGGTGATTCGTTTTTGGAATTTTCCCTCAGCCAACTGTATGATCTCTGATGTATCTTTTTCAAATACATACAATTCCCGGCATAAGTAGATATCTCCATCTTTGAATCCAACCTCCCCGATACAGTTCGCATGGTTGAATCCAAAATCCTGTGAATTTACCATGTAATCGAATCTTTCTGGGGATGTATCGAATTCCTCAACCACATAATTTGTAAGGATAAGACCTCCAGTCTCTCCCCATTCACCAAGTCCGTAAATCCGATACCCATCCGGATCCCGTTCTTTACGCATCATCATGCGCCGGTGATACGCTTCATCTATGAACCGGTTCTGCAGGTACGTAGACTGGTGTGTGTATACATCATCACTTTTTATGTCGAAATATTTTGCTTTTAACCAATGCGTTGCTGACACCGGATTGAAGCTGAACGTTATCTGATAATACAAAAATGGATTGAATGACAAGTCACCTCTGAGTCGGTCATCGAGAATATCGACATCCGCTTCGTAAAGCTCCGTTGCTTCTTCAATCCATATCCATGTTAATTTTCCGACATCAAATGTGATAGACTTTACTTTTTCTCGCTGTCCATCGTCTTTCATCCCTCGGAAAATTATTTTATTTCCAGTTACTTTAGATATCAGCTCCATTGGATTGCTTCTGATCTGCCAGAACAATCCTGCTTTATCCCCGTATATTTTATATATCGCACTCTTCAATTCTGCATAGGTACTATCCTTGTTTGTTGTGTCTACTTTCCGGACGCACAAGAGATTTGCGCCTTTATATTTTGGGTCACCCAGTTTGATGATAAAATTCTGTGCAATGTTTACCGACTTCCCGGATCCGGCAGAGCCTTTTGCCAGCCTGTACCGTTTCTTGCACTCATTAAACTCTTTGAAATTTCTGTTAAATCCAACATTAACTTGTTTCATCACCATCACCGTAATCTACCACAATCTTCATGTCCATATCTCCTGCCACATCTAGCTTGTCATTCCACATGCCTAAATGTCTACCGAGAAGTTCGAGCGTTTTTTCTTTACTCCCTAACTTTACTTCTATCCCGTTCTGCGTTTCTTTGATTCCTGCAATAGCTGCTATTTGTGAATCTGATAGCTGATCCGTATCTTTTACTTGCGCCATTCCACCCATCACAGATACATAGTCTGTCACTCTAGCAAAAGCAATAGCAGCCAGTTCTTGGAGTACCATATCTTGTGTTATCTCCGTCCGTCTCTGCCGCTCTTCCATTCGTTCTGTGATATATTTTGCAACCTTAACATTTCTTAACATTCTCGCTGCCGCGGAAGCTGCTGACTCTTCTTTCTTTACGCTTGGATATGCAACGCGGTAAGCCCGTGTGGCATTTAGGTCAATCAAGTACTCATCTGCAAATATTTTCTGTTTTTCTGTCATAGGACTCACCACCTTTAAAACATAATAAAAGCACCCATCTCTGGATGCTAAGAATTTAGGACTACTGCTAATACGCTTGAATACGACTACAAAAACACAATCAAAATTTATAAGAAAAAAGGAGGAAACTTTGCAGTAGTCCACAACGGGTATAGCAGGACTCGAACCTGCGACACGTCGGTTAAAAGCCGATCACTCTCCCAACTGAGCTATACACCCGTAGGATGCCAGTTGACATCCTTTACCCTATCCGCACTCGGGTACTGACACTAAATATAGATTGCTGAATCTATTTTTGTTTGTTTTGCAGATCTGCGGATATCTGCGTTTTGGTACCATTGCAATGTAAGTCCGGTGTGCACTCCCAGAACAGATCTCAGCTGTGCAGCCTGTATACTCACATCACAAAGCCGTGTACAGGAGTCGAACCTGTCTGCCCTACATTTGCCACGGCATAAGAAAAAGCACCACCACATAAGTGATAGTGCCTTTTTATCTTCTTTCACTCTTTCAGTATACCAGTCAAGCCACTATATGTCAATAGTTTTAGAACATTTAGAACACATTATTCCAGTGTACTTTTAACATACTGTAGCACTGATTATACGGCACTCCAACTTCTGCGGAAATTTCATATTCATCCATTCCGTTTATATATTTCAATTCCATTACCATGCGTAGAATATTGTCCGGCAACTGGTTTATGTATTTTCTTGCTTCCTTGATGAGTAACTCGTTTTCGAAGTATAGCGCTCGATATTCCGTTTCAATATCCACACTATCATCAATATCGCTCATACTGTCATCTATCCCGCCTTTTCCCGATGGCATACCGCTCATATTGATTTCGGATGACATTGCCGCATATTTATGTGCTTTATACAATTCAGCTAGCCGTTCCATTCTGATGTTATTTTTATGTATTCGTTTTATGCGTGCTTCCGTCATCACTCATCACACTCCCTTTCGCATCTATTCCGACCTTCTTCAAAAAGTCTTCCACCGTGTGCTTCTTGTACTCTGCAACGTCCTTATTCGTCCTCTCACGGCTTTTAAAATCACAGGCGAAGGCTTTATGCTCCTGTTGTTTTAAAGCTGTCTCACATGGCTTTCTCGTTGCCATATCATGTGCATCTATCTTTCGGATGACTCCTGCCGTCTCCTTTCTGCGCTTCATGGTCTCTCTTGTCATTCCTGCATCACCTTAATTTCCTCTCCTGTCAGCTCTTCAAGCTTCTGTCGCATTTCTTCCACTGTCATTTTCTTTGGTTCTTTGCGCTCCCAGATGAGTTCGAGGTTGCAATCATGCATGATACTGCTAATTTTTCCCATGCATTTAATCTTATATACTCTAACTATTTCCAAATCGCTTACCACACTTTTTAAGTTTTCGTTATAGTCTCCCAAATCCACATATCCATCTTCACCAGTCAAAAAGCCGCCTATAACAAGTCTTTTCCCGAAACAGTTATCATTATATTCGACTACCATTCCGTCTTTTAAATCTGACTTTGTAAATTTTTTCTGCATGTAATCACCACATTCCAAGATTTTATAATTGTACTTTTCTGCAAAATCACGAGACGAATATTCTCCGCTTCCGTAATAACACGTTCCTTCGTGGTGCACATTATAATTTGTATTTTTCAAATAACTTTCTCCGTTACACCACTTCATTCCATGTCCGTGCATCTGCCTGCAGAAATCTTTCGCTTCTTCCTCGGTCTTACAGTGCACCGCAATCTTATTGTCTTTATTTTTAAATTCATTCCAATTAAATTTTTTCATATTTTCTTACCTCACTATCTTTCGCACAATCCAATCCAAAAACACCACAAATAGCAGTATCGGGAATCCCGCAGCCATCAGGTAATCCGCGCCTTCTAGTTTTACATCCTCTTCGATTCCTGTCTTCAAAGCAATCACTGTTCCAAGCCCCAGGATGTAGTACAGGGCTAAGAATGCGATTGTAATTAAAATGTCCATGTTATTCCTCCTTGTATGGTTCTGGAAGTGGCTGCCATGCTACAACCTTTTCATACCCCAATTCATCATTTGTTTTAAACACCGTATCAACGAATCCTAAACTTGTCGAATCGTAAATATCATGCCAAAATCCAAATCCATATTCACTATCATACTGACAGAACATCGGCAAATCCTCTTCGTGATTTTCGACAATACACATATAGAATCTCATATCATCATCTTCTGGTAGTCTATCTTCTACTGAAATCCAGTCTTTATCTTTCTTCCCATCTTCATATCCAATCTGATACCATTTTCTCCGGTTACATTCTCCACAGTTTGGAACTTCGTTCATGTGCGAACGGATAATACCACTAATTTCGGTTGCCATACCTGTAGCACCTAACGCATACAACACCTTATGTCCAGTTACATACTCTTTTTCAACTTCGCTTATCTCTTCCAAAATCTTCTCTAGTACGTTCATTCCACATTCTCCTTATCTGCATACTTCTCTACAATATCTACCGCACAGGTCAAGCCATAAAGATAGCTTTCCAGCTCTTCTGCTGTTTTGCTTGATCCATGTCTTTTCCTTTCTTCTTTCAGCGTTTCGTAGGCATCATTTTTCATGGATTCGATTTCTTCTACGATTTTATCTAGCGTGTTCATCGCTCCACCTCCAACAGCTCTGGATTATCAAACTCATTTCCAGCAATCTCGATTTTCGAAAAATCATTTTCTGCTAAATAGTAAACATGGTGTTTAGTCTTATTCCAGATCATAAATACAGCGTGTTCTTCAAACCATTGCACTACACCTATATCGCCTTTTCCATTTCTTACAATATCATTCTCCCAAATCTTCTTACCATTCTTGTCGGTAAGTCCTGTGTACTGGCAGAGGGTGTAGGGATCAATCAAGTCGTTAAATATATTAGTTCCATTACAAATCAGATGTTTTATCAGTTTACCATCTTCTGTTAGCGGATTGGTAATATATACGTACTGGCCTTCTACCCATTCACCGTTATCTTTTCTCTTTGCTTTAAAAAGGATTTCTCTATTCATTTTCCTTTCCTCCGTTCTGTCTCATCTGCTCTATGTAAATATTTGTGGCGCATCTTACAATCTCCGGTTTTAATCCATCGTAATCAGTGCCTTTGTAAAACTGTTTATTGCACGCATTTTTAATCATGCACAGGATATCTTCAAATGTTTGTTCTTTCATTCTTTCTCCTCATATTCCGGACACTCTACGCAATACTCATACATGTCCATTCTTGCGCACTGGTCTTTGCACACTTCATTTTCCGGGCACTCTATGCAACAACGATCACATCCGCATATACTTGTTAATTTACATCTTCCCATCATGATTATTCCTCGCTCCTTCCAATTACCTTATCTTTCTAAAATCACTTGTTGGTGCGTGGAATAACCGCCCGTCATCGCATTTAATCATTGTCTGCTGTCCGCATGCCGTCGGACGATACTGTTTAACCACTGTTCCGCATGGATTACCTGGATATCCAACGCACATCACTATGTCTCCGACTCTAATTTCTTCCATGCTACTCTCTGTTTTCGCCATTATTCATTCCTCCGTTAAAACAAACTCAATTGTTCTAAGTCATATTCTGTCTTTTTCTTTGCAAACTTCACGCCCTGCCGGCGCATCCTGTTAACTCTATCTTCCCGCTTTAGGCTCGCCATGTAGTTGTTATCAACTTCCGGCGGAGTCGGCAAGTAATATCCCTCTGGGAGTGGCATATTATTCGCTTCGCATATCTCCCGTATATCATGCTTGTAGCTTATAATATGGTTTCTTGTAAGATTCATGTTGCATCCATCTGGCCAGAACGGATCGTTGCATCCATATTTTTGTATGTATTTCCAACTCGCTATCTCTCTGACTATGTTATTCACACATTTACTAATGATTTGTTCTGGTGTCTCTTTCATTTTTTTCTCAGAAGCCCGGTATACCCTTGCCCCGGCCGGAGGCTGGCTCCTTTCTATTTTTCGCTTATTTTTTATAACCTACTGTAAATACCTCCGCATTAATATCCGGTTTGGATTCGATACCGCCCTGTTGAGCCGGCAACTGGTCCGCACCCAGCCCTCGTGAAACTCCATGTAATTTGCAATGTTGCCAAAGATATCCTTGACCGAAGCTTCCTGTTTCTTTGACTCAGGCATCATATCGTTATCCTTCAGGAAGTTTTTAAACGTTTCAATGCTCGCATCTATTCCGCTCTCTTCGCTTATTGCTGCATAGATGTTCTGGATCGTAAGTCCGTATTCGATCATGTACTTAATTTCTCCCTTGTACGGTTCGTATTGTTTTCTTTTATTTTCCATCTTTCTTAACCACATCCTCTTGTTTGCTATTACCCTCTTTTTCACTTCTTTTCCGGTAATATCCTCAAGCACTCTGCAGATATGCTCATCCGTGCATCCGAGTTTTACCATCTCTTCGATTTGGAACTGGTACGGATCAAGAAAGTGTGCTGGTCTACTCATTTTCCTCTCACCCTTTTCTTTCTCTTGCGCTTGGAGCTAACTTTTGTGTAAAAATCCATGTTTCCGTGTCTTTTCTTGCAAATCTTAAACCCATATCTTTTCATGTTCATGCCTGTTCACCCTTTAAACTCCACCATGCTTTCACATTCTTTCCGTACCCTGTAGTCTGGATTCTTACTCCAAGTTCTGCTTTAGCTTTCATGATGTCCGACCTTTTAATTCCTGCCGCTTCTGACTCCATGAGCAACTTCGCCCCGTCATAGCGTCCACCTTCCATCTTGTCTTGCAACCACTCTAATGCTTTGTCGTAGTCGGTCTTTGACATCGTATTGACCTTGTCCTTGATCTTTTCCAGTTGGACGGTGTTGGTGTTCATCTTATTCCAGATCTTTTCAAAATTTTCTTGCATGATTCTGCGGTTTTCTAAAATCTCATCTCGGATGACTGTAAGTGCCTGTGCTGCGGTCATACCTTTCTTTTCCGGCTCTTTTACCAGAATTCCCGGTTCAAGTCCGAGAAGTAAACACATGGTTCTTTCAAAATCTTCTGTCTGTTCCGGGTTCTTCGCCATATTACAGACAAAAGACTTGCTTCTCCCGAGTTCCGCCGAGAATTTCTCTTTCGTCTTGCCCTGCTTCTCCAATTCCTTGCAGAGCAGAGCGTAGTTTATTGTTACTTTCTTCGGTTCCATAGTTCCTCCTAACTAAAGCTTGCTTCTGGCTATTATCAAGCACACTATAACAAACTTATTTTTCATCTTTAAGGCGTAATAAAAGAGGTCTTG